GCAAAACCGGGTTCGGCCTGAACGCTATTTATAGCCCGTGGGTGCGATTCGGGGATGTGGCGGCGGAGTTTATCACGTCCAAGAAAACGCCGGAAGAACTCATGAACTTTATCAATTCATGGCTGGCTGAGTGTTGGGAAAACACGCAGATAAAGCTTAACAGTGACAAGGTGCTTGAGAAGGACAGCGGATATGAGGAAGGGGTAGTGCCTGACCGGACTATTCTGCTGACTGGAGGGGTGGACGTTCAGAAGGATCGGTTTTACTACACCATCCGAGCCTGGGGCGAAGGAATGAGCAGCCAAAACATTCGGCATGGAGTGGTCGAAACCTGGGCGCAGATTGAAGATGTGATGAATATATCTTACTGCGCCCGAGACGGGACAGAATATTTTGTTAATCTATGCGCCATTGACTCCGGTTATAACGCTGACGACACCTATACGTTTTGCGTTAACAACACTGAATGGGCGGTTGCAGTTAAAGGTTCCAACACGGCACTACCCAGTAAGTACAAGCTGTCCAAAATTGATCGGGAAGAACGAGGAATGTACGGCATATCGCTCTACATGGTCGATGGTGGCTATTATAAAGACTTCATATCCAACCGCATGGTTCGCAAAAATGACGAGCCGGGCGGTTGGTTTGTTTATACGGGCTGTGACCTGGAATATGCCGAACAGGTAACAGCTGAGGAAAAGGTAATTGAGAAACGAGGCCGCAACGAATACGAAGTTTGGCGACCAAAGACAGCGCACGCGGATAACCATTACCTTGACACAGAGGTCTATGCCGCTTTTGCTGCGGATTGTTTGGGCATCCGGTACATGCGCTTTGAAGAACAGCCGGAACCCAAAAAAGAAGTTAGTAAAAAGCCTGCGAAGAAAAATTCTTGGGTAGGGGGAGGAAATGGTTCATGGCTATGACACAGGAAGAAAGGCTCTTAAAGCTGCGCGAACAACTGCTTGAGGTTGAAACAGCAATCAGCGCCATACAGTCAGGGGCGCAAGAATATTCAATCGCAAATAGGTCGCTTAAACGTGCTGATTTAGCCACGTTATACACGGAACGAAGCCGCTTAGAAAAAGAAATTGAAGCACTGGAAAGCGGAACAGGGATGTTTCGAAGAGCTTACTTTGAAGGGAGGTAATCCTATTGAATTGGCTGGACCGATCAATAGCCGCTGTAAGCCCAAGGTGGGCATATAAGCGTATGGCGTGGCGAACCGGGATGGATGTTTTCGATTCAGGCAGCCGTGGACGGCTCAATCATAACTGGAACCCATCCCAAACCCCTAACGAACACATGAAGGCGGCGGAACGATCGTTAATCCGGGCACGGGCGCAGGACATGGAGCGTAATAGTGATATCGGCGGGGCGATCTTGTCTGCATTTGAACGCAATGTCGTCGGAACCGGGATTATGCTCCAAGCAAAATTAGCGCATGACATTCCTGGGAATATCAACGGTGAGCTGAATCAGCAGATTGAAAGGCTTTGGAAAGAATTTTGCAAGGCGGAAAATGTTGACCTGACCGCTACGCAATCGCTTGAAGAGATAGAGGAAATGGCTATTCGTCGTTATGTGGTGGATGGCGGTATTTTCTTGGTTAAGGTCTACGTTGAGGATGATAAATTCCCTTTCAAACTTCAAGTTCGGTCAGTTGAGGAATTAAACACCATCGTTACGCCGGGAGAAGGCAACCGGATTGTTGAAGGTGTAGAGATTGACGAATACAACAGACCTGTGGCCTACCATTTTAAGGACGTAGATGGTTATTTTCTCAATCCCGTTAAAACGGTCAGAATTCCAGCCAAAGACGTTATTTTTTTATATAAGAAGACTTCGCCGCAACAGGTCAGGGAAGTATCCAATTTGGCAACAGCTTTACCACGCGTCAAAGATGCGAATCAATTTGTTGAAGCTGTATCCATAAAGGAGCGTGTCCTCGCTTGCTTGTCTGTATTCATTAAAAAGGATGTTCCTTCCGGTGGTGCGGGGCGGGGAGTGAGAACCAGTAGCGAAACGATTGACTATTCTGGAGTGTCACTTGCTCCGGGGATGATCGGGGAACTAAATCCCGGTGATGAAGTCCAGACGGTTGTTCCGTCCGGTCAAGCATCGAATGCCAAGGAATGGATTACCACATTGGTCCGGCTCACATCTGCCGGAATCGGCCTTAGCTATGAAGCCGTGTCGCGGGATCTGTCCCAGGTCAACTATTCTTCTGCACGCCAGGGATTGATTGAAGACCGTAAATTGTATAAGAAACTGCAAAAAATGTTGATAGAGCGTGTGCTTACTCCAATTTATCTGGAGTTTTTGGACGCTATGGTGCTTACGGGCCAGTTGAATTTACCCAAATACCAACAAAATAAAGAGCAATATACCACACATGCATGGATTCCACCGGGTTCGACATGGATTGACCCTTTGAAGGAGGTGAAAGCAAATGAAACAGCTCTTGCTTCCAACCAAGACACTTTAGCCCGTATATGCGCCGAGCGCGGGGAGGATTGGCGTGATGTGGTGGCGCAGCGTGCAGCAGAACAGCAATTGATACGTGAGTTGTCCGGTCCAGAACCGACAGCCACGGATATTCCAAAGGAAGGAGCAGACAATGAGCCAGATGAAGAAAATAAAGATGCAGAAGATGCCGATGACGCTGCATAGAAATGCAACGGTACCGGATAAGCAACTATCTCGTGTATTGACTATCAATACTGAATCGGTAAATGAAGAGGACCGAACGATTGAGCTATCATTTTCAAGCGAGGCCCCTTATGGACGCTGGTTTGGTGATGAAATTCTATCTCATGACCCCGGAGCGCTTGACCTTTCTAGGTTAAACGATGTCGGGGTTTTACTTTTCGCACATGGTCGTGACCCGAATTATGGAAATATGCCAATCGGTACCATTAAACAGGTATGGACTGATGATACCGAGCGGAAGGCACGAGCTATTGTGGAGTTTGACGACGACCCTGACAGTGACCGAGTGTTTCAGAAGGTTAAAAAAGGGACCATCAAAGGCGTATCAGTTGGCTATGAAGTCAGCTCCTGGGAAGAAGTTAAGGCGGGTAAGACTTCCGCCAATGGTCGATTCACCGGGCCAGCTTATGTGGCTCTTAAATGGCAGCCGTTTGAAATAAGCATCGAGCCTACACCTGCCGATCCGTCAGTTGGTATAGGGCGTAATTTACAAAATGAAAGCGAGGATGAAGGAATGAAGGGATTAAAAATGCTGGCTTTAGCCGCACAAGGATTGATGCACGCGCCGGATACAGGTGGAGAAATTGGAGGCGGAACCCCGGCAGGCGCAGGCCAACGATCCGGCGAACCACAGGCACCACCAGCTCCACCTATTAATGAAGAAAGTATTCGGGCAGCGACAGCGGCAGAACGTACCCGTGTAACAGAAATTAATGCACTGTGCCGCAACTTCGGCGTGGACGCTGCTAATTATATTGCAGATGGAAGTACATTGGATTTTGTTCGTCAGGCCATCTTGCAAAAACAAATCGAAGATCGTAAACCACACGCCTCCGGTGTACAGGTCACAACAGAGGAAACGGACAAATTCCGTGCTGCTGCATCCGATGCCCTGCTTATGCGTGCAGGCAGAGGTGTTGCAAAGCCTGCGCCGGGGGCGCCAGAACTACGCTCGCTGCGGTTGCGTGATTTGGCTGTTGAGTGCTTGGTCCGTGCTGGAGAGTCGGGAGCGCATTTGTTGCGTGACGAGGACCTTTTACGCCGCGCTCTGTCGCCTGATAGCACATTCCAAGGCATTATTTCTAATGCCGCCAACAAAACGCTGTCACAAGCCTACGCAGAGGCTCCAACCACGTTCCAACATTGGACAGGTCGTGGTAGTAACTCCGATTTTAAGGCAGCAGAACACTATCGCATTTCTGAGGCTGGTGGTTTGGAGTTGACAGCGCAAAACGCTCCAATTCCATATGATGCAGCGATGAAGGATGAAAAGGTCACAAAAGCAGTGCTCACATACTCCAAGCGGTGGGGATTTACACGGGAAGCGTTCATTAATGACGACCTGGACATGCTTTCCAAAGTGCCACAAGCCTATGTAATCTCGGCGAAACGTGGTATCAACGCTTTGGTGTATAAAATGCTGGCCTCAAACCCTCTTATTTGGGATGGTAAAGCGTTGTTCAGCGCGGACCATAAGAACCTGGGGACTGGGGCAGATATCAATACTGTTTCAATGTCTGAAGGTCGCACGGCTATGAGAACACAAAAGGGACAGCGCGGGGAAGCTACGCTAAATATCGCACCACAATTTTTGTTGGTTCCTGCTTCTTTGGAAACTGGAGCTAATCAATTCCTGCACAGTGATGCGGACCCATCTGGCAAACACAGCGGAGTATCCAACGTTTTCCGTAACTCAATGGATATTATTGTGGATGCGGAGTTGGATCAATATTCAGCAGCGGCGTGGTATATGGCAGCTAACCCGAATATTGCGGACACAATTGAGGTCACTTATCTGCGAGGCCAAGAAGAACCAACGTTGGAAACGGACGTACCGTTTGACCGTCTTGGAATGGACTTCCGTATTTTCTTTGACTATGGCGTAACCGTGCTGGACAGCCGTGGAATGTTCAAAAATCCAGGTGCAACAGGAGGTAGTGGAGCATGATTTTAAAGAAACCACTCAATTATGGCGGACGACTGTGGGAGGCTGGTGAAACCGTAACGGGCCAGCTTCCCATTGATTTGATTTTGGAGCTTCAAGAGAGCGGCGCGATTGATAAGAATGAATCCCCGGCGCAGGAGGCGGCAGGCTTAACAGACACTACTGTTTCTGCTGCTGATTTTGCTGCATTGGGGCCGAACGAACAAAAAGCACGCCTTGAATCACTTGGGCTGACAGCATCCAGTAATAAAGAAGGTCGCCAAGAGCAATATGAAAAATGGCTTGCTGAAAATCCTGCCAAATAATAACGGAGGTGCGTCATGAGCTTGCGTGATCAAATCATTCATGATGTACAGAATGTATTCTTTAACCCTTTGGAGTTTTCGGAGCCGCACGTTCTCGTGGCTGGTAGTAAGTCACGTTGCCTCAATATGATCGTGGAGACATTTACGTTGGATGGTCGTCCGATTCAAACGGCAGAGGGTGTATCTGCGCATAACGCAATCATCCATATTGATCCGCGTGTATTGGGCTTTACACCTGCAAGGGAACAAGTAATTGTCCTAGACAATCTCAAATATCGTATCACAGCGGTGTCAAACGACATGGGGGTGCTAAAAATTTCCCTGTCCTCAAATGGTGGTGGGCGATAATGTCTTTTCTTGATGTAAGGAGTAACCTTCGGGCGGCTCGCAAGCAAATGGCTGTTATGGACAAGATACTCAAACAGGCTACACGTTCGAGCGTTAACCGCGCCACACAGCGTTCCAAGACAGAGTTGGGACGGAAGATAAGGGAAAGGTATGTTATTAAGCAATCAGAGGCCACAAAGACCGTCACAGTCCGCAAGGCGGCAGGTACGGGCATGTCTTCCGAGATTAAAACCAAAGGGAAGACTATACCTCTGATTAACTTTAGTGTTAATCCAAAACAACGACCTGCCAGACCTAAGACGGTCAAAGCGGGTGTGTTGAGAGGATCGCCGCGCAAACCACTCAAAAGGGCGTTCATATCCAACATGGGCGGTCATACGGGTGTATTTGAGCGAGTTGGAAAGAAAAGACTTCCTGTACGCGAATTGAGGGGGCCAGCCGTGCCGGAGATGGCGAACAATGAAGAAGTCGTTACGCATGTGCAAGAGGTATATGCAGACGAAATGAACAAGCGTATGCCTCACGAACTCAATAGGCTATTAGGGAGGTTGTAACGATGGAATTATCTCCATCCAGCATGATGGACAGGATTAGGGATTATATCCTTGAGATAACTTCCGAAATGTATCTTGGCGAAAAGACCAGTGACGATAATACCGATGGAAAAGTCAAAGTATTTACAATGGATTTGCCTCCTAGACAGGTGCCTGAGTATGAGGCTATGCCTGATCCTTACGCGCCGCAGACACTAGAGCCTGTGCCTAACCAACAAACGCTGGAAACATATAGAGACGAACGGTTCCCTTTTGTGATCGTTCGTTTTTTGCGTTCAACGGATACGGACGACATGGTACGGCTGTGTGAAATTGATCTGATATGTGGCGTTGAGGCAGAGGGTTTGCAGGCGCAGAAGGATACACTCCACTTGATGGAGGTTATCAGGCAATCTCTACTAAAGCATGACTACGCTGGATGGGGATTTAGAATAGCACGTCCGCTCGATATTGATTTTTTCGAAGAACAGACGGACCCCTATTTTATAGGCGTGGTCAGCACCAATTGGGAGGCACCTACAATACAAACGGAGGTACGACTATGGTAGATAAAATTGAAGATAAAAGCGAAGAAGCAAAGAACACCCGTAAAACAAGAGCTGTCGAAGCTGAACAGAGTGTAATTGTGAATGAGCAACCACCTGTAGACGAGCAACATCTTGTGTATATTGGCCCAAGATTGGATAAAGGACGGTTACGAACGTACCAAATATTTGTAGGTGGATATCCGAACCACTTTCAAGACCTGTACGACAAGTACCCGCAACTCAAGTCCTTATTTGTGCCCGTTACTCAGCTATCTCAAGCGCAAATTGATGTAGGCGTTCCAGGGCATCCGCTCAATGTTTCGTACAAACTTGTGAAGGAAGTGAAATAATGGCGGAATATCATGGTATTAGAACCAAAGAGCTGTTCCGGGATCGTAGCGGCACCACTGTGCAAACTACTACCTTGCCCGTGTTTTTCGGTGCGGCTCCAGTCAATATGACGCAAAGTAATGCGCCAGTCACCAATAAAGCTATTTTGGTGTCGAGCATGGAGGAATTTGAATACTACTTTGGTTATTCGGATGATTGGGAATCGTTCAAGCTCTGCGAAGCGGCTTTCTACTTTTTTAAAACTGCTAAACTGTCTCCTGCGGTGTTTGTCAACGTGCTTGATCCTGCCACGGATAATAAAGTTGTAGCCCCTGCTGCGGCCACGTTTTCTGATGGGATTTACACCACTTCTGAAAGTGGCATTGTCGCCTCTACGGTGAGCGTGAAGTCCTCTGACGGTGCGACTACGTATGTGGTCAACACAGACTTCGCGACAAGCTTTGATAGCAACGGTAGAACGGTGGTTACGATCATCCCAGGTGGTGCAATCCCTGCAAACACTACAGTGCTACAAGTGGGTTACTCTAAACTGGACCCTTCAAAGGTGACAGCGGCTAAGATTATCGGCGGGGAAAACTCCACAACAGGCGTTAGAACGGGGTTGGAAGTCGTAGAAGAAGTTTTCTTGACTACTCGCCTAGTACCTAACCTATTGGTTGCACCAGGCTGGTCCAGCGATCCTACGGTTTATGCTGCTATGGTTGCGAAGTCCCTCAACATTAACGGTCTTTTCGAAGCTCACGTTATTGCGGACTTGGATGCAAGCGAACGCTACATTAACTTGGTCAACTGGAAAAACGACAATCGCTACACCAGCCCATACAGCTTTAATGTATGGCCTAAAGCCAAGTACAACGATGTGACCTATCACATGTCAGTGGTGGCGGCTGCTCGCACCGTGGCTATAGATGCAGATAATGGCGGTATCCCGTTCGAGTCTCCATCTAACAAAGATATTTTTGTGGATAGCTTGGTCATGGAGGACGGTTCAGAGGCTTACGTTCCGTTTAACCAAGCCACTTATCTAAATAATAACGGTATTGTCACAGGTCTTAATATGGGCCGAGGCTGGAGATTGTGGGGGAACCGGACAGCAGCCTTTCCGACTTTAACGGACGCACAGCGGGCCTTTATTCCTGTTAGGCGCATGTTCTCGTGGGTGAAAAATAACGTCGTCCTTCAATACTGGAATAAAGTTGACCGTCCGCTTAATAATCGTCTGATTGGAGAAATAACGGATGATGTTAACTTTTGGTTGAATGGATTGGTTGCAGCTGGTGCGTTGCTGGGTGGTCGAATTGAATACCGCGCCAGCGACAACACGGTTTCCAACTTGGAGGATGGTATCCTGACATACCGCTTGTTCATCACACCTCCAAGTCCGGCACAAGATATTGAATTTATCGTTGCTTATGATCTGGCGTATCTGACTACGCTGGGCGCAGCAGCATAAGGAGGGGTAGACATTGGCTAAAAATATTCCGGTTAAATTGGTCGGTATGGCGATCTATGCAAATGGCTCAAGCACCGATTTTTCCACGGGTGACATTACGTTGCCCAACTTCACACCTTTGACAGATACGTTGTCCGGGGCTGGCATCTTGGGGGAACTTGATATCCCAACGCCAGGGCATTACGGCTCACTGGAACTTGGCATTGCTTGGCGTACGATTGACAAAGATGCATTCGGGTTGATAGGTACTAAACTCAAGTCCTTGGAGATTCGTGGTGCATTTACCGAGTTTAATACCACATCCGGTGAGTTGGAAACACGGGCCGTTAAGATAGTGGTCAAGGGCATCGGGAAAGGGATTGACCTTGGTACTTTCGCCCAAAATGCCACTACTGGCACCTCAACTACGCTTGAAGTCACGTACATCAAAGTTTTCATTGACGGCGTAGCAGTAATCGAATTGGACAAGCTCAACAGCGTAAGTCGCATTAATAGTGTGGACGATCTATTCGACATCAATAAAGCATTGGGCAAAGCCTAATCCTAAAAATAGAAAGGTTGATTAAACATGAGCGCACAAGGGACAACGGAAGAACAAATGAAAGAGGAAGTAGCACAACCAACAGGGACAGTCATTAGGCTGTCTCTTTCTGTTAATTGGGAGGATGTTGATTATAACGAGCTTAATCTCGAATTCGACAAACTCACAGGCGAAGACATTATCGCGCTTGAGGGTGATTTTCTCGCTCTGAATCAAGGTAAAAACTTCCTGCCCTCCTTCAAAAATGAACATCCGGCGTATTTGGCTGTCTTGGCTGCCAAAGCTGCTGGCGTGCACCCAAACTTCTTGAAAAAGCTCCCAGCCAAAGATTTTAACCGGGTTATTGGAGCGTCTCGACGTTTTTTGGACGGCTTGATCTAATAGGGAACCCGTCTACGAAGGTGATGGAGGATTGTATAGCCCTTGCTAAATTCGCAGGCGGAAGCCCGTTAGATTACATCAAGCGCCCAATGGTTGAAATGGATGATTGGATAATTTCCATGAACAATTTCCACAGGAAAGTGGAAGAACGGCGGAAGGAAGACAATCCACAGTAGAATTGAGGTATTTTAGATGGCTGGAGCTGGAGGGGGTTCGGGAGGTTCAAGGCGGTATGAACTAACGTTTGAGTTGTCGGGACAGATTGACCCACGTATCATACGTAGCTTCACCGACTTGAGTAGAGACGTAGCTTTGCTGGAACAGAATTTGGATGAATTAAGGCGCACACGTCCTATCCCGGACGATGTGCCTGACTCTATCCGAGACATTACAGATCGCGCGCGTGAGTTTGGGGATGTATTTCAACGCGCGCTGGACTTCACAGGCGCTAAAGCGATTATAGACGGTGTTACCGGAGCGTTTGGCAACATGATAAACGACGTGGGTGAGCTTGAGGAATCTTTATTAAAGGTTCAGGCGGCAACTGGAGCCAGTGCCACGGAAATGAAGGATTTAGATAGCTCCATACGTGGCATGTATGAGTCTAATTACGGTGAGGGGTTCGGTGATATAGCCGACTCTTTGGTTGGCGTTAAAAACGCCACAGGACTCACAGGCGAAGCGCTCAAAGATGCTACGGAATCAGCGTTGTCATTGCGTGATGTTTTCGGATACGAAGTTCCTGAAACCATGCGGACGGTTGGCGTGTTGATGAAAAACCTTGGCATATCATCCGAGGAAGCTTTTAACCTCATTGCACAAGGTAGTCAGAAGGGTCTTAATCGCGCTGACGACTTTTTGGATACACTGAACGAATATTCAGTACAGTTCAAAGACGCTGGCTACAATGCCCAACAGATGCTAAGCGTACTCAACAGCGGGCTTGAAAAAGGGGCTTTCAATACCGACAAAATAGCGGATGCCCTCAAAGAGTTCCGTATCCGTATCGTAAGCGGTGATAAGGCAGTAGTTGAAGCAATGGACGAACTGTTCGCGATGGATGGCATAGAGAAGTTTACCAAAAATCTAGCCAAGGGCGGACAGAAAACCAAAGAGTTTCAACAACTGGTAGCTAAAACGAGCAAAACAACAGCGGCTACCATGCTTAAAACGTTGCAGTCTGGCAAAGGCACGCAGGTAGCCAAGATGCAACAAACTATCAGCTCAGTTATGAGTGATAGTCAAAAGGTATTCAACGGTCTTTCTAGCGGGTCTATGAAGGCGCGTGACGCGTTGCAGTTGGTTAATGACAAACTACTAACCATAGACGATTTGCAACAGCGAAATGCTATTTCCGTGTCCCTGTTCGGTACGCAATACGAGGATATGGGCGCAGGCATCACGCAAGCGCTCAATGATGTAAACGGCGGGTTTGATAAAAATCTAAATTCGATGGAAGAAATCAAAAACCTCAACATGCAGTCATTCACCAAGCAGTTGCGCGGATTGGGCAGGGAAATTATGACGGAAGTTGTTCTCCCAATCGGTGAAGAACTTTTGCCGATGCTTCATGAAATGGTGGACTGGGCAAAGGAGCATAAGGATTTTATCGAGTTTATAGCCCTTGCGACTCCTGCTGCTTTGATTGGTAAAAATGTGACTGTACTTGGTAAGGGCTTATGGGACTTGAAAGGTAAGTTAACCGAAGCGGCTGGAGCTGGGGGATTGCTGGGGAAATCTTTGGCGTTTATGAAATCACCTGCTGGCATTGCTGTCGGAGCTGTCGGTTTGCTTACAGCGGGTTTAATTGCGTATCAGGAGCATCAAGAGGCTGTACGCGAGTCTATGATTAACATGGGTGATGAACTTAAAACTGCTTTTGATGATTACAACACAGTGGATAAGCAACGCGACAAACTGACCAACTTGGTCAAGGAGTACGATCGGTTAAAAGCCAAAATCGACAACGCCAAAACTCCAGCTAATGAACTTGCTGAAGCTCAACGGAAAATAGCCGATATTGAACAGAAGATCGTAGAACAAAGTGACGGTTACATCACCGCACAGGATGCTAAAACCAATGCATTACGTGAACAGGCTGGCGCTCAGCTTGATCTTTATAACAACATGGCTAAAGCGTCAGAGCAGGAAGCACGTATTACCATTCTTGACAAGGAGGCACAGCTTCCCGATTTACTGAAGGAATATGATAACCTTCAGAGCAAAGAAAAAGAATTAAACAAAGCGCAAGGAAATAGTGAGTCAGTCCTCACATCATTAATAGCTCTACGCATAAAATATAATGAGGTCATGAACAATACTCCAGCCGGAGCAAAGAGGGATGAACAATTAAAACCTCTAACCGATGAATTAAAGCAATTAATGAACTATGATCAGGCTAATTTAGGTAGCCTTGACCAGTTCATTGGTACAGTAAGAATGACCATGAATAAGACCAAGCAAGACTTGAAAACGAATGAAAAGGAAATGGAGTCCTCTAAAGCCTCATTCCAGGAGCTTTATAACGCAAATGTTCGGCTTGTCGAAGTACAGGACCTGGGTGGAGAATCGCTGCAATCGCTCATGAGGAAGTATGATCAGTTATCCAATACGGAAAAAGCTCGAGTAGACGCTGCTATACTCAGGGTCCAAGAGCTGAATAAAAGCCTTAGTGATTTGCCTTTTGAAAAGCAGATTGATGTCACGCTTGATATAAAACAAAAATATGGGCCAATGGCTACTCCAAACAACTTTCCGAATGTGGTCAAAAATACACACGGGTTCCCTCTACAGGCAATCCCGCCTCTGAAACCTAGAAAGTTTGCTGATGGCGGCATTGTAACAAGCCCAACGCTGGGTCTTGTGGGTGAGGCTGGAGACGACGAGGCAATTATACCCCTCAATAACTCCAAACGATCACGCGACCTCTACGCAGCCGCAGGGAGTGCATTAGGGATGGATGGTGGAGGGGGCGGACACTTTGCCCCTGTGTTTAGCCCTCAGATTGTTATTCAAGGGAACGCAGACGAAAAGGTAATCCAAAAGTCCCTGCGTGATTCTCAACGTGAATGGGAAGCCAATATGCAGGAGTGGGAGCGCAAGAACAGAAGGAGGTCGATGGTTTGACCACAACATATCGAACCATACAGGGCGATACATGGGATAATATCGCCTACAAACTCACAGGCAGTATTAACTTTATGACCGATCTAATGGCAGCCAACTTCGACCATGTAGATACGGTCTTTTTTGGTGCTGGCGTTATCTTGACCGTCCCTCCTGTTCCTGATGATACATCGTCCACCCTGCCGCCTTGGAGGATTGGAGAGGAAGAGGGTGACGGTGAGTAATGGCAGTTGTAAACGAAGGGCGCACAGCAAGTGTCGCCCTTACCTACAATGGGAAGGTTGTCAGCAGCACGGTCCTGGATCAATACCTAATTGATTTTACCTATTCGGATGGATATAACGGTCAGATTGACACCATTACAATAACACTGGATGACCGCAACAACGATTGGATTAAAGGCTGGGTGCCTTACATTGATGATAAGATACGGGCCGAAATTGTCACCCGGGATTGGCATAAAAACGGCGAGGTCAAAAAGCTGGTATGCGGAACGTTTTATGTCAAAGCGTTTCGATTTACCGGGAAGCCTGACATGATCGTTATTGAGGCAAGCGCGTTACCTTTAGCTGGGCAGTCTACCAAACAGCAAAAGCGATCCAAGTCCTATGAGAAGGTTAGATTGCAGACGGTAGCGGCGGATATCGCCAAACGTTCAGGGCTTACTCTTAGCTATAACGCCAAGGTAAATCCTCAATATGAGCGGTTAGACCAGTCGGATGAAACCGACTTCGAATTTCTGATTAAGACATGTCAGGCTGAGGGAATATCCGTGAAACTGTCCGGCAAAAAACTGGTCTTGTTCAGCGAACTGGATTTTGAAAATAATGCCCCTGTGATGGATATTGTCAGAGGTAAGAGCGATATTCTCAGCTATGAATTTAGCAGGGACAGCGAGAGCGCAGCCTATGGAAAGGCTATTGTGAGTTACACGACAGCCAAATCCAAAACGGAAAAGAGCAAGACTGTTACCGGGACATACAGCGCGCCTGGCATGAGCAAGTACCCGACCCTAAGACTGAATGAACAGGCGGGTACCGTGGCAGAAGCTACAAGAATCGCCCGTAACAGGCTTCGGGAACAGAATAAGAAGTCAGGCAAGGCGAAGCTTGAAATGAGCGGTGATACGCGGCTGGCGGCTGGCGTGACGGTTAACGTACTTGGAATCGGTTATTACAGCGGTAAATACATCATCGAGAGCGCGGAACATCATATTAGCTCCAATTCTCCGTATACGACGACTCTTGAAATCAGGAAGGTGTTGGGGTGGTGAGTATGTTACCTAAGTTTGGAACCTGTTCAACAGCAGATGAAGCATCCGGCACAATAACAGCAACGTTCCCGGACAGAGAAGACTTTGTTACGGGTGACCTGCCCGTTGTGTTCCCGGCTGGGATGTTGCGGAAAACACTCCCCAAACCGGGAGACGAAGTTTTTGTGCTCATGTTTGACCGTAGTAATGGCGTGTGCTTTGGCGTTACATCCGAATTTGTTAACACGGAGGGTGATGCTGAAATGAAAGGCACACTTACGATAGATGGCAACTTGAAAATCCTTGGAGTTCCACCTGAAACGGGCGGTATAGTAGCAGTTGGAGAGGTCAAGGGAAGTAACATATAAGGCGGTGATAGCATGGCAAAGGATTGGGGTGGGTTAGCCACACTTGGCGATATTGTTTTTATCGTTACTCACTACAAAATAAGGACCTTCACCGACTTTACCCGCACCAACAATGACAGATGGGCGGCGAATGAAATTATCGGAAAAAAACCTCGTTCGCAATTCCTAGGGCCGGGGCTTGATACGATAGATTTGACGGTCCGAATTGACGCGTCCTATGGCATGAATCCCCGTAAAGAGGTGGATAAGCTTGTTGACTACAGCCGAAAGGGGAAGGTGATGCCTTTCGTGCTTGGTAACAAAGGGTTGGGTGTAAAGTGGTGGAAAATCAAAGGCATGTCGCAGAAATTTAACAATATCGACAACAAGGGTCGGCTCATATCAGCTACATATTCCCTATCATTGGAGGAATACGTATAATGGCGACCCTCTACGAGATTACAGGGATATACAAGCCTTTTAAGTTTGGCTTAACAGGTGTAGACGCAATTAAACAGCGTGTTCGAATTATCACTTCGACAGTGCTAGGAACGTGTGTTATGGATCGGGAATTGGGTGTAGATGATGTGAGTCAGGACTTGACCACGCTGGGCGCTAGACAGCTAATGATTGCAATGGTAATCACAGCAATCAATGAGCAGGAACCTGCGGTAGAGATACAAGAGGTTGATGTCGTTGAGGATGCAGACTTTGAAAAGACAGGCAGACTCGTACCCATAGTTAGATTTACCATCAATGATGATGGAGAGGGGGCGAACGTTTAATGGCGCAGCAAATAACTTTACCGGATATCCAGTTCACAGATTACGATGTGCAAAAAATATTAAGTGAGTCCCTTGTTTCTCTCCAAAACAAGACAGGCAAGGTCTATGAAAAGGCCGATCCTGACCGGATTTTGTTCCTGGCTTTGATGAATGAGATTATCCAGTTGCGTGTACTGATTGACCGCGAGAAAAAGGCAGACTTACTCAAATATGCTACAGGCATCATGCTCGACTATATAGGTGATTTATACGGTGTGGTGAGACTGGATGCTAACGCAGCTACAACACAGCTACGGTTTACGCTATCCACTCAGCTCAGTACAGCGTCAACTATTCCGGGAGGGACAAGGGTAGGGTTACAAAATGGAGATGGCACGATCTACTTTACAACCAATCAAACCATTATCATACCCTCTGGCACGCTCACAGGCAGCGTAGAGGCAACAGCTAACGTTACAGGCATTGCAGGCAATGGGTTTGCAGTTGGTCAGGTTAATGTCCTGATGGACCAGCTACCTTTCATTTCGAGTGTGTCAAATACTACCGTCACGGGCGGAGGAGCTGCGGTAGAAGGAGACAATGCATTCAAAGAGCGTATCCGGTTGGCTCCTGAGTCGTTTTCAACGGCTGGCCCAAGGGATGGATACGAATATTGGGCTAAATCTGCCTCATCGTCCATTGTAGACGTTGGCTTGGTATCCCCTGAGCCTTACGAGGTCATTATCGTACCTTTGTTGGAGGGTGGAGAGATACCGGGCGAGGAACTTATACAGAACGTTTACGACAGCGTAAATGACCGAACGCGCCGTCCACTCACTGACTTGGTTAAGGTTCAGGCTCCTGTCCAAGTGGCCTATGACATAAATGTTAAGTTTTATATAAATCGGGCTAACGAGGCTGAATCACAGACCATTGAGGCAAACATCCGTCAGGCTATACAGGATTATATCCTTTGGCAAAAAAGCCGTCTTGGTAGGGATATCAACCCCACCAACCTGATTGGACGTATGTATGCTGCTGGAGCGCTAAGGGTTGAGGTCACAAGCCCTATATTTAAAGACGTAGGGGAATTGGAAATACCGAAGGAAACAACGCCTAATATCGTCTATGGAGGTCTTGTAGATGATTAACATCAATGAAGTTAGTATTGTTGACCTCCTGCCCCAAAGCGTTAAGGAAGACCCCACGATGCAAGCCTTTGCCCTTACGTTGGACGAGTACCTTAAAGTAGCTAAGGACGAGGTTTACAAGCTGCGTAGGCTGACGAGGACCGACGAACTAACAAGTGACGAAGCAAATTACATGGCGTATCAGATGCACGTAGACTTTTATGACCCTAACCTTCCACTTGATACCCGCAGGCAACTTATTAAAAATTCTATAAACTTTCACCGGATCAAGGGTACTCCAGCAGCGGTTGAACAACTTATAGATATTTTATTTGGTGATGGGGCTGTTGAAGAGTGGTTTCAATATAACGGGATACCAGGACACTACCGAGTTAAAACAAGCAATCCAGCAGCCACACGGGATAGAGTCGCGGAGTTTTACCGGGCCATTGATTCGGTCACTCGCTTTTCCGCAAAATTGGATTCCGTAGTGCTTGAGCAAACAGAGCAAATGGAGCTGTACTTTGGTGCTGGTCTGCATATGCGAGATATCATAACAGCAAGGATGGTGTAACATGGCGGCATTTGGAGGTCTAGTTTTAACGATTAAAGGACGCAACCTGCAAGCTAAGGTACAGGCAGGTCAGCAGCTAAAATTTAGCAGGATGGGATTGGGCGATGGTGTAATAACAAGCCAGTCCATCCCAAACATGACAGGGCTAATCACGGAGCGCAAGAGCATTGCCGTTAATCGGGTGTACACACCGAGCGCAGGCCGGGCGACCGTAAGCGCGATCCTGTCCAATCAGGATATTACGACCGGATTTTTTTTCAGGGAGCTTGGTATTTTTGCTCTGGACCCGGACGAGGGCGAGATTATGTATGCCTACGGCAACAGCGGCAGCGGGTCGGCTGAATACATCCCTCCGGGCGGTGGAGCAGACGTAATCGAAAAATTGATTAATGTTAATTTGCTCGTGGGCAATGCAACAAATATAAGCATTACCGCTGACCCTTCACAGGTGTATGTGAGTCTACAGGATTATACAGCCTATACGACAAACAACGATGTTAACATATTGGATTTGAAAGCTCGTATGACAACCGCTGAAACGGATGTAGATAATTTACAAGATCGGCTGAATAATGTAGACACTAAACAGATAACGTTGGCTGGCGGAGTGCAGGTTTTAAACTCCATCAAGTCAGCGTTATTTAGTTTGGATGGCATTACGGGACGAATGCTGGTTAACCTACTTGGGCGTATGGGGAATTGCGAAACGGTAGGCTCCTGGTCATCTAATGTAGCTATTGGGAGCGATACGACCAATAAAACCAGTGGGACCAGCAGTTTTAAGCTTACGCTTGGCTCTGTGCCCGCTACAGCTTCCGCAAGCTTTTTGACAACACCCAGCAAAAAGTATATAGCCGTGGCTGATGTAAAAAACGGCAACACCAGCAAGGTGGCAATATCCATAAACGGTATTGCTGGCGCCAATGGAAATGATGTAGCAGCAGCTTCGGCTTTCGCGCCATCCGTTGTCCGTTTTGCGGCTACAGACTTTTTTCATATCGTAACTGTAACTGGTACGGGGAACAGCGGCAGCACATTTAATATGGACAGTGTGCGTGTTTACGAGGTATCGGACACAGACTACGCAGCAGCGGCGAGCTACACGGCAGCTCAAGCAGCGGCTAAATGGCCTTATGTAGATAGTGTAATGCCTGTACGTAATCCTTATGCGATTCGGTACGGGGAAAACCTGTTGCCGTCATTTTATGGATGGACATCGGCAAGCGGGAAGATGGTTGTTAATTCACAGTACAATGCTTCATTTACTCGTTCTGGAGCAGGCCAAAACATGTATATAGATGTTAACGGCATAGGAGGTCAGGCTTACACCTTCACCATTAATAGTGATGTTGCGGCAACGTGTGAAATTCAGTTTTACGATAAAAACCTTGCGACTGTGGGCAGTCCCGTAATTAAAAATGATAACCTTTGCCAATTCACGGCGCCACCAGGTACGGCTGTGATACGGGTAGTTCTGTACACGCTCAGTGGAGTGAGTGGTACTGTGACATTCACCAACCCTATGCTCAATATCGGTAGCACAGCCAAACCATTTAAGCCGCGTGAAGACTCCATGTTAGCCTTACAAACAGACCTGTACGCCGATCCGGTCACAGGAGATAATGCGGATACAGTCTATGAGAGGGACGGGCAATACTTCAAATCGAAGAAGTGGCGAGGCATGACGCTAGATGGTAATTTAGCATGGGCATTAGGGGAAGGCTCTCCTGCTAGTGGAAACAAGCAAGTTAAAGTGTCAGGCCTGGCGGTTGGAGCGGTTGCAGGTAGTGGTATAGGCACAAAATATGACGGAAAACTACTACCGCAAGGAAGTACGGGCAGTTCAACAGATACGAATGCCGTTACAGCAGTTGGAGAAATTTACTTGGGTATTCCTGCTGTAGACAGCGGATGGGCAGATGGATACACACCAACACAGGACGAGATTAAAGCGTATTTCCTAGGGTGGAATATGTATTACTGGAACGGTACTTCTGCCGAATTATACAATAATCAAGGTCCTAAAAGTTGGAGAAAAATAAACAATCACGGGGCTACCACCTCCACTTTACCAACAACGCAAATAGAACCTGGATTGAGTAAAGACGGCAGGTTCGTATATTGGGAGCCGTACAAACTTGTATACCAACTTGCAACGCCTACAGTAGAGCCTATCGTTTCAGAGGGTAAGCTAACTTTTACCGAGGGTGATAATCAGGTTGAAGTAGGTACGGGAATTGTATTGCGGGAACCATCAAAGCCTGTGCCGTACCAAGAGGGTGCACAGATTACGAATAGGTGGGCTATGAATAAGCTTACCTCTAGTTCGCCTAATCCTTTTAAAAACTTACCGCGTAAAGCGTTACAGGTGTATGGTAATGGATTTAGTGAGCCTTTCAATACAGGAACTACAGGTGATTTAACTAATTGGTATGGCGGCGTTTATATAGACCAGTTGTATGCATATACTCCAGAAAAGTCATACAGTGTCACATACCTTATGGCTGCATCATCGCCAGTAGTACCATTCACAGGCTCGTACGCGGCGAATGAAAAGACGTTGCTGTCAGGCTTGGTAGACAGCGTACAACAGAACACAGCGCGTGTGAGTGTGCTTGAGAACAAGAAGGCTGACAAAGATAATCCTGCATGGATTACGCCAACTACATTACTTAATGGATGGGTAAGTATGGGGATGCTGGGCTATCGTAAAATTGACAATAAGGTACAAGTTAAGGCCCGGATTAAAAGCGGTGTAATAGGACAGCCGTTTATGGTTTTGCCAGAAGGGTATAGGCCGCTTGTAGGTCAGGTTCGCCCCGTACATTCTTATACGACTACAGACGTGTTTGCTGCCGTTTTAATAAATGCTGACGGTAAATTTATCGTATCCGGTGGGAGTAACAATGAAGTGAATATCTACTTAGAGTTCACATTGGACTAAGGGAGGGGAATGTATGAAATCAGCAGCCAAAGTAAACACAAACGGCCTCTATCTGGAGGACGAGTTGGTGGACGATTCCTTTTCGGGTGTCGTCCCTTTTTATGCGGAGTCAGTGGGCGAACAAGGCGAAGTATTAACACCTACACAGTCGGAGCCTGCTGGGTACACGGTAGGTGTGCCTGTTAATACGCCGGGCCTGTACAAGCCGCGCTTTGATTTGGCGGCGTGGCAGGTGTACCAAGTAGCCGTATACGAGGCGCAGGAGGCGTATATATCCGCACTGGACGAATGGCAGGCTAAGGGTAGGGTAGTAGAGAATCAGCCTGTGTATGTTGCTCCTAAGCAGCCGGATAACCTTTGGACAGAAGGACTTACACCGGAGCAAATAGCAGAGTTGACCAAGCCAACAGAACAGTTATCGGAGTTGGATCAGTTGCGAGCCAGTAACGAGGCTATGCAATTAGCAATCGCTGAGTTGACTATGATGTTTGCTTCGAGGGGAGGTGAGACAACATGACATTTACAAAGGATTCCGGTCTAGTGAAAGTGTGGGTTGGTCTGGTTTTGACTGATGTATACAAAGCCGATCAAGTTCCAGCTATATTCAATCTCAAGTCAGTCGTAACAGAGGTAATTAACGGTACAGCACAATAGGCGCCCATTGAGGCGTATTTTTTATGCCCTCGGAGTGGTCGGGGGCCTATTTTAGATCAGGAAAAGTTTCCTGAACAGAGAGACGGGGGAAGAAAGGTTGGATAAGTGGGAGATTTTCAAGTTTAGCACCGCTTTAGGGAGTAGTGCGGTGACGTATCTTTATGGTGGGTGGTCGGGAGTATTGGGGGTGTTGCTTGCACTAGTCATTATTGATTATGTGACAGGGCTGTTCGCGGCGGGAGCCGAGGGTAAGAAGGGGACCGGACCCGGCTTGAAAAGTAAGATCGGCCTGATCGGTATTGCCCGAAAGGTATTTATTTTTGCAATGGTAGCAGTATCCCATCTGATTGATGGAGTCTTAGGCGATTCGCACCTTTTCCGGGATGCGGTCGCTTAT